TCATTGCCACAAACTGAGAGCTGGGTATATTTGGTTCAGTATTTATCCGGAGCAGAAGGTTGGAATTGTATAGAAACCAATACAGTAATCTTCTATTCTTTGAACTACTCTTATAGAATAATGACACAGGCAGCTGGGCGTATTGATCGATTAAATACCCCGTTTACTAACCTGTATTATTATTCCATAAGATCAGAATCACCAATTGATCTAGCTATAGCAAAGGCACTGAAAAATAAGAAAGATTTTAACGAACAAAAATTCTTAAAAGGAGAATCATGAGAACATCAGAACAGATAGAGAATTTACGAATCGTATTAGCTGAGATGATAGGCTCATACGCAACAATCGCGTCGGATAAAGCCATTGATACTTTTGGCGATTTGGTGCAACATAAATTAAATAGTATCACTCATATTTGGGATATCAGAGTAAGATTGAAGGATGACTTAAATAGAGACTGGACAGATATTGATCCAGAACCAAAGTCTCCAGATATTCCATTTGAAACAATATTTAGAAAGATTGGAGAATTGTTAAAAAAATATCCTATGATAGATTCAATTTTGATAACTGATACCTTGAGTGCGATAAATAAATCATATCTAATTAGGAGAAAAGAAGAATAATACCAACAATTCTCTATTTTTAACTCGCAGAAATAACATATGTTATAATAGAAGAAGGGTCATAAACTTGGCCTTTCTTTTTTGTAAAGAAGGAGCTTTTTATGACACTTGAAAGTAAATTTCAAGCTAATCTAATAGATGATTGGAATAAATTATTTCCAGAAGATTTGATTCTGAAAAATGATGCCAATTATTTACAAGGAATTCCAGATATTTTAATACTCCACGAGGATAGATGGGGTATGTTAGAAACAAAAAGATCATTGATTTCTAGTCTTAGACCAAATCAAGCGTATTATATTGAGAAACTCAATAGAATGTCATATGCTGCTTTTATTAACCCGAGTAACAAAGAAAGGATTTTCGATGAACTTCAACGTGCATTCAGATCTAGTAGGGCAGCACGCATTCTTAGGTCCCAGTAAGTACCACTGGGTAAACTATGATGAAGACAAGTTAAGTGAATCCTATAAGAAATATTTGGCGATTCAGAGAGGAATAACTCTACATGATTTTGCTAAGAGATGTATTGACCTTGGCCAAAAACTTCCAAGAGGAAAAGCAGCATTAAACCAATATGTAAATGACTGCATTGGTTATAGAATGTCTCCAGAACAAGTCTTGTATTATTCCAATAATGCATATGGAACAACAGACGCCATATCTTTTAGAAGTAATTTGTTGAGAATTCACGATCTTAAAACTGGAATTAGTCCAGTATCAATCCATCAACTTGAGATCTATGCTGCATTGTTTTGTTTAGAATATCGAATTAAACCAGAAGAGATCTCAATGGAATTAAGAATTTATCAAGAGGACAATGATATTCTTGTTGTCACTCCTATTGCTGAAACTATCCGTTCAATTATGGATAAAATCATACTTTTCGACAAGAAGCTTGACAAACTTAAATTGGAGGAAGGCGATGAGTAATGATCTAAAACATTACGGAACACCAAGACGTTCTGGTCGTTATCCTTGGGGTTCTGGAGAGCATCCAGAGGAACGAACAAAAAGTTTTCTTGGTAATGTTGCTGCGTTGAAAAAGCAAGGTCTATCCGATAAGGAGATTGCTAAGGGTTTTGGAATCACTGTTGCAACATTAAGGAGAAGACGATCAATTGAGTTAGATGCTCAGATTATGGCTAATAGTTCTGAAGCCATGCGTCTTAAATCTAAAGGTATGAGCAACACAGCAATTGGGGAAAGAATGGGGGTTAATGAATCCGTAGTTAGATCTTGGTTAGCTCCTGGATTTCAAGATAGAGCTAAAGTTACAACCACTGTTGCTAATGTTTTGAAAGATGCGGTTGATAATAAAGAATATATTGATATTGGTTCCGGAGTGGAAGCTCAACTTGGAATTAGTAGAAATCAATTAGATGCTTCTGTTGAGAAATTGCAACAACAGGGCTATAAAGTAGAGAAATTTCAAGAAAAGCAAGTTGGGACTGGTAAGAATACAACATATTTGGCATTATCAAAAGCAGAAACTCCATATATTGGTCTTGCCGATAATCGTTATAAACTGAGTACTGTTTATGACTATTCAGAAGATGGAGGTAGATCATTTCGTCCAGTTGAATCGCCAAAAAGTATTGATAGTAGTCGTATTCAGATTGCTTATAATTCTCCAAAAGATGGGGTTATTGAACTTCGTCGTGGCGTCAGCGACTTAGATCTTGGGGCATCAAGATATGCCCAAGTTCGTGTTGCTGTTGACGGCACTGGTTTTATGAAGGGAATGGCTATGTATTCAGATGATATTCCAGATGGAAAGGATGTCATCTATAATACTAAAAAGCCAGAGGGTACTCTACCAGAAAAAGTATTTAAACCCAACAAAACAGATGAACTAAGTGGAGAGGTAGATGAAGAAAATCCATTTGGTGCCATTACAAGACAGAAGCATTATATTGATGCTGATGGAAAAGAACAACTATCTGCTTTGAATATAGTTGGGAGTGAGAAAACCTCAAACGAAGAAGGTGCCTGGTCAACATATTCAAAGAATATCTCTTCACAGGTTCTATCTAAACAAAGTCCAAGTTTGGCAAAAAAACAACTTGGATTAGCATATGATCTAAAATCTGAGGAATTTGATGAGTTAAATAGTTTAACAAATCCCGCTGTAAAACAAGTTTTGTTAAAAGACTTTAGTGATGGTTGTGATTCTGATGCTGTTCATTTAAAGGCTGCAGCATTACCTCGTCAAGGGTGGCATGTTCTGTTGCCAATTCTTAGCATGAAACCAAATGAAGTCTATGCTCCTGGATATGAAAATGGAGAGCCTGTTGTTCTAATACGTCATCCTCATGGTGGCATATTTGAAATACCTCAATTGATTGTAAACAACAAAAATCCAGAAGCAAATAGAGTAATGAAAGATGCTAAAGATGCTGTAGGAATTCATCCTAGTGTTGCTTCTAAGTTATCTGGCGCTGATTTTGATGGCGACGATGTCTTGGTTATTCCAAATAAGAATGGCCAAATAAAAATAGCCCCATCTTTGAAAGCTCTAAAAGATTTTGATACAGTAAGATCATATCCTAAATATGATGGAATGCCGGTAATGACCCCCCGTATCAAGCAAAAGGAAATGGGTGATATTTCAAATTTGATTACCGATATGACCATAAAAGGTGCTAGTGATGATGAAATTGCTAGAGCAGTTAAGCACTCCATGGTTGTTATTGATGCTGAAAAGCATGAGTTGAATTATAAGCAATCAGCAATTGATAATAATATCGCGCAATTAAAAACGAAATATCAAGGAGGGCCCAGAGCAGGCGCTTCAACACTCATATCTAGGGCAAAGTCTGATTATCGTGTAAACCAGAGACAAGATCGAACAACAACCGATCCACTAACAGGTAAGAAAATATATAAAGAGACTGGTGACACGTATGTTGTTACTAGTCCAAATAAGAGGGGTCCAAAAGAAGTCAATCCTGAAACAGGTGAAGTCAAATATCTTACCACAAGATCAAAGGTAATGCTACGTCAGACTAAGTCATCAAAAATGGCTGAATATGATAATGCATATGATCTTTTATCAGAGGGAAAAGGTACCAGAATTGAACGTGTATATGCTGATCATGCCAATGCACTTAAAGCACTTGCTAATAAAGCACGATTAGAGTTAGATAAGATTGAACCAACACCCTACTCACCTAGTGCAAGAGAGACTTACCCTGATGTTGTAGATAAACTAAGAGCTAGTTTAAAGATTGCCTATAGAAACAAACCCCTAGAGAGACAGGCACAACTGATTGCTAATAAAATCGTCTCTACCAAGAAAAAATCAAACCCAAATATGTCCCCCCAGACCTTAAAGAAGACGAGGGGAATGGCCCTTATAGAAGCAAGAAGTAGGGCTGGTGCTGGTAAGCAAAAAATATCAATTACTGATAGAGATTGGGAAGCAATACAGGCAGGAGCATTTAGTCACAGTTTCTTAAAAGATATTCTCTTAAATATGGATGTTAAAAGTCTTAAAGAGAGGGCCATGCCTAGACGATCTACTATAATGTCTCCTGCTAGGATTGCTCGTGTTAAGAGTATGCATGCAGATGGATACACTCGTGCAGAGATAGCAACGGCATTAGGTGTATCTGCTACTACTATATCAAATGTCTTAGAGGCATAGAAAGGAGATACTATGGCTAAATCATTAACAGACAACGCATCGGTTGGCGATTTAAATAGTATATCAACTGGTGAATTAGTAGACACATTAACTAATGTTCCAAATGACTTACCAGATGATAATACAATGTTGACCACGATTGACAATCCATACTCTCCCTTTACTCAATGGGATAGTTGGTGGCAGTTTGATACATCAAAAGGTTATAATACCTGCGCCTATCTGGCAAGGGTATGCCAATCGTCTAGTGAACTATCAGATGCAGATCAGAATTTTGCTATTAGCCAGGCGATGAAAGAGATAATGAATCTTAATCTAACTGGAAAGTACCGAATTGTTTCTAGAGAAGATTCTATTCCTAAAGTCAGATCGGTATAGGGTATAGGGGGGTATGTCGCAAAAATACCCCCCCGTATTGAT